TGACGTCAGAGAGCACGTCAGTTCCGATTTTCGCAAGCTTCTGTAATTCAGGCGCAAACGCATCTCCAATGGTCGTCTTGAGGGCATCTGCCGCAGAGTTCATCAGCGTAATCTGCCCATTAAGGTTATCCATTCGGATCTTCGCCATCTTCTCGGCCGCACCGGAGCAGTTGTTTATGCTCTTTGTGAGCTTGTCAACATCATCACCCGTGGAGTTCATGAGCTGTACGAAGCCCGCCATAGCACGCTGACCGACAAGCGCCTCGGCATTTGCCATCTTCTCGGCGCCTGTCATCTGCGAGAAGTAATAGCGTAGGTCATCAAGCGTTTCACCGAAGGACTTCATTGTACCATCGGATTTGACAGCCGAATATGTCACTTCACCGATAGCTTCGCCCGTAAGCGTTATCTCGCCGAGCAGACCGTTGAAGATGTTCTTCAACGCCGTGCCCGCGTTACTGCCCTTGATGCCGGCATTCGCCATAAGACCGATCGCAACGGCTACGTCCTCGACGGAATAGCCAAGCGCGCCGGCAAGAGGAGCACAGTTCTTGAACGTTTCGCCCATGATGCCGACCGAAGTATTGGAGTTTGTGGCCGCAGCCGCCAGAACATCGGCAAAGTGCGCCGTGTCTTCTGCTTTCATGCCAAACGCCGTAAGGTTATCGGTCACAATATCGGAGACCTGTGCAAGGTCTTCTCCCGATGCCGCCGCCAACTGCATTACGCCGTCCATGCCGGAGACCATTTGCGTCGCGTCCCATCCCGCCATAGCCATGTAGGTCATAGCTTCGGCGGATTCGGTTGCGGTAAACTTCGTTGTGGCGCCGAGCTCCTTTGCTTTTGTTTGCAAGATCTCCATATCCTCGGCAGACGCGCCGGATATGGCTTCTACTGCGGAGAGCGTTTCATGGAAGTCTGCGGCAATCGAGACGCATTCCTTATATGCCTCGTAGATCCTTTTTAGACCTTCGGCAATACCCGCGGCAACGAGCGCGGAGCCTACGGCTTCAAATGCGTTCGATCCTGCGCTGCCGAAGTCCTTTGCGCTGTCAGCGGCCTGTTGGTTCTCCTTTGCAAGCTGATCCTGCTTTTTCGCCAGTTCCTCGCTTTTTTCGCCAAGATGCGCAGTATCGACGCCTGCCTCTTGGAGCTCACGCTCCATCTCATCGAGCTTTGATGTCTCTTTTTCAAGAGATGCAGCGGTCTTGTCGATCGCGCGCTGCTTGTCGATGAGCTTATTCTCGAGATTGGAAGAGTACGATCCCGTCTCTTCCATTTCCCGTTGGATGTTATCATACTGCCTTTGCAGGTCGGACAGCTTACGTTCGGTATCGGAAACAGCCTGTTTCTGCCGCTCGTAAGCTGATATGTCCGACTGCAATTTGTTGAGCTCAATGATCTCGCGCTGTGTTTCGTTCAAGACCTTTTGAGCCCGTGAAAATGTTCCTGAAAAGTCGCTGTTGAGCTTCGCGCTCAACTGGAAGGCCATATCGTATTGTTTTCGGGATAAAGCCATATACGAGACCTCCTTAATGTGATGATTTTGCTCTTATTTCGGCGGAGAGTTCTGCCGACGCATCGAGCCAATCAGCTAACTCCTTCAAGCGCATCGACAGCCAGTATTCGACCGGAGTGTTGTACGCTTGGGACATTATGAGCGCGAGCTTGCGAAGCTCACGCCCGCTTGCCTCGATGCTTAATCGGCTCTGAGTAAAAAACTCCTCGCCCTCGAAGTGATGCGCAGGAAGTCGGAAGACTTCATGACATCAAAGATGTCGCTGCCTACCATATCCTCGGTGCAGGCGCGAGCCGCAAACCTGATGAGGTATTCGTCGGAGAGCGCGGGAACGATAGCCGTTTTGCCCGTCGCCGCAAGCTCCGCGGAGATGTTGAGACAATCCCTGCCGGTGAGTGCGTCGAAATCGAAATGCAGCTCCTCGTAGTGCTTGCCGTTGTATTCAACGGGCTTTGAGAGCTTGTGCGTGAAGATCGTAGTCTCGTCCTCCATAGCAGCATCAAGCTCTTCCTGTTTGATGGTTTCTTCGTTGATGTTGGTTATCTGGTTCATAAAATGCTCCTTTCAGATAATAAACAGAAGCCCACGGTCTCCCATGGGCTTCATAGTTTTGTGATTAGATCCTGCCGAGCGCGGAATTGACCTGCTCGTTGATGTCGACGCCGTCAACGCCGATGAAGCGGTTGTTTGCCTTGTCGATGAGAAGGACGCGCTTATCGTCGATCCAATCCTCGCGATAAAGGACGGAACACTCGACGGATGCGCCCTGCTGTGACGCGGGAGCAACGGTGCCGCCCGCCTGATTCTTCGGGATGACCTTGAGGATATGCTTATATGCCCTGGTGCGGAGCTTGTTCGCAACGGTATCGAACTCCTCATGCACGGCGCGGCATTCAAGGTTGTGAACGCCGGGCCTTGCGAGCTTGTATGCATCCTTGGGGTTGTCGGTGAACGTGAACGTTCCGCTCATCGCGTCCGTCTGACCGAGAACGGGGACTTCATAGTCGCCCGCGATACCGGCGCCGTTGACGGTAAACACCTTATTCGTTACATCGGGAAGCGTGATGTTCGCCATGCCGAGGAACTCTTTACCGTTCTCGAAAACGGCAAAATCAATGATACCAGCCTGCTGTTTCATGCTGTTCGCCTCCTTTACGCGGTCGCATTGTTGAGCGCATTCGTCAGAGCTTCGACGTCGTACTCAACATACATGTCGATCTGCTGCGCAGGAACGGGAGAAGCCGCCCTGCAGTCAAGGCGGAACTTGCCCGCGATGAGCGACGCAGAGGGGTTGTTATCGGCAACATAGCTGATCTCTCCGCCATACAGCATGCCGGAGCCGGTCAGACCGGCAAGGAAGGAGTTGAAACGATTAACGATATCGTCAATGACAACCCTCTTGAGCGGCTGATCGAGCTTGTCCCAGAAGTTGTTGACGAACTGGTTGCAGAGATAGTCCTGCATGCGGTTCGTGCAGATGAAGATCTTGGCCACGTCGGTATTGCCCGCGGACTTCGCGCCGGTGTAGTTGCCCCAGAGCCTCCAACCATCATAACTGAGAGCGGTTACAACGCCCTCGGTGACGCTGACAGTATCGGCCTGAGAAACGGTGAGATTGATCTCATTTCCGGCGGCGTCGACGCATGCAGTGATGGGCAGGATCTTGTTCGACGGGGACTCATAGGGAACGCCCTCGTTATCCGCGTCGATAGAAGAGATCATGCCGCATACGATGGTCGAATAGTCGTAGAGCTTATCGCCGATTTTGACCATGGGCCAGCAGACGATCATGTTTTCGTCGGTGTAGCCATTCACGTTCTTGTAGCTGTGAATATCGTCGTAGGTGTCTGCGGCGGCAGCAGCAGTGTCGAGGTCGACAACAGCCTTTGCGCGGAACAGACCGCCGATATTGGCAGCCTTTGCCGCCATGACAGCGGCGACGGCGGGGTTCTTGCTCCATCCGGGAGAACAGAACAGATCGGGAACGATGCCCATGGTGCCCTTGCAGAGTTCGATCTTCTCAAAGGCGCCGCTGATGTTCGTTGCGGTGATCGCGGCGACGTTCGCCGTATTATAGGCGATGTAGAGCGCGGTCGCTTCCGCGTTCGTCTCGTTGATGATCTCGATCTCTACGCCGTCGTCGGTGTAGTTCGCCGTGTAGTCGGTGTCGAGCGTGAGCGCACTGCCCTCGGAGGTAGCCTTGACAACAAGGCCGCTGTCGATGATAGCATCGGCGGGAAGCTTGGCGATCTTGTTCGTGACAGCGACAGACGCAGACGCAACAGCCGTCTTATGCGTAGCGGGATCGAAGATATTGACGAATACCGCCGGGCCCATCTGGAACACATTGAAGAATGCATCCATAGCCTGGCAGAGGTTCCACTTCGGGGAGCCGTCCTGATTGCGCCACTCGTCAGAATAGCCGAGCAGGGCTTTCGCTTCCTCGAAGGTGTAGGCGATCTGCGGCTTATTCTTAAAGCCGCCCGCCCTGTGACAAGGCGCACATCCCACGAAGAACGGAATGCCGGTCTGGGCAACTCTCATACTCGTGTATTTGGTGTCGGCCTTGAAGGTGTTTATACCATGCTTAAACATTGGTGACCTCCTTAATTGATTTTAAGCAAGGCGCGGTAGGCTCTCGCGGCACGTCCCACGCCGTTCGTGATGTTTCTCTTTGTTGCCATGACCTCATCGGCTTTGACAACGAGCGGGGCGATATCGGGATAAGCCGAGATCGCAAAGT